TAATTTTCATCCTCATTTATTAATTCTGCATTCGCATATCTATTAAAATGCTTTATTAAACAGAATAATTTATTTAAGTTAATCATTTTTCCACCTCACTCATCGTCATATCGTCTAATTGCCCATATTCAGCATAGTAAACACAGTCAGTTCCAAGGAATAAACCTACCATTCCAATTCCTGCTATAAAAATGGAACCTGATATTCTTACGATTGCATCTATCATTACATTCTCCTTTTCTTTTCTTTTTCACTATACCATATGGCATAGAGTTGGTTTTTTTTATGAGAATATGCTTCCGAATAGGAAGTCTTGAAATATTTCTGAAACCAAAGGGCGAGCTGTCGCTTGGTTTTATGAGAACATCTATTATATGAGTATCTTATCATATGCTGGCTTAGTTTGTTTTACGAGGTATACATTCTATTTTTTAGTCATTAAATTTTTCCTGATTAGTCTTTAAATCTAAGTAAGGAACCTGAAAAACGTTACACCAAATTACTTTATGAAAATCTATAAAGCTATGAGGATTTTTTACCTGACGAATTTGCCGTAGCCTATCGTCTCTAAACCATTTTTTATTTTGGTACATTATTATTGGGAGCATTCTTGGCATATCTGTTATTTCCTTATTTTATTAAAAATTCGATTATTCTATAAACAACCCAAGCACCTGTGATTATGGCTAATGCCACCACCCAGACCTCGAACCATCTATCTATGGCATCTATTAGTTTTCTAAACATTGGATTTTTTCTCCTTTATTTGTTTTGCGAGTTTCTTTCTTCTATTAATATTTTTGTATAAATCTGTTTCAGGTGGTTTTATCCACCAACCATTACCATTCTCAAGAAATAATTCCCTTCTCTCTTTTATATAAAGAGGGTCTCTTGTGCTCGAATATGGAAAACCTCTCTTGCTTTTGTAAGATTTCCAATCATATTCTTTACTCCACGCCATATTTAATCTCCTTTTTTATTTCTCCAATAAAACTTATGTAACTGCCACCACATACCTCGTTTTTCGATAAAAGATTTTACACTTTCTACTGTTTCTTTATGTTTCAGATATGCATCTTCATCAGGAAATATTGTACTCCTAATTATTCTTCCACAAGGTAGTGTTATTTCAGCTTTTGGAACTTCTCTTATTTCTTTCATTTTTCTCACATTAGTAATTTCTGTCATATATTCGTGTATCTATCTTTGGAACATTATTCTGAACTCGGTATTAGATAATCTATTTCTCTTGACTTCTTTTATCAGCTTTTTGGAATCCTTCTCCGCCTTCGTCGCCCACTCCGCATAAACACGATAGTCTCGAAAAAGTGTTCTACTATTATGATCATAGAGTTCAAAGGGTTGGTTTCTGAATTGCGACTTTTTATAGCCAACGGAAAACATAACAACGCAAGCCTTTAGAGATTCCAAACCCTCGATAATTACGGGTGTTTTCATATCCTTACCAAGAGGTAATGTTAGATTCCAGCCATCAATAGTTCTTTCTATTTCATAACGCATAGGCTCTAACTTATCTTTGGTAGAATCAATTAAGTTATCTCTTCGTTTCTTGGCTACTTCTAATTCCGCTTCCAATTCAGAAATACGCTTATCTTGTAGACTAATTAGGTCGTCTGACATATTTTGTATCTCCTTCAAATGTTAATTAAAAACGCTATTTTACCCCGAAAATTACGCCAAATTATTGACAATTCCAAGCCTTTTTTTATAAATATTTATTAGATTAAATTACTATCTAATAAAAAAATATATCTCTTAACTATGAAGTTATTAGTGGTTGTTGTTGTTACGATCGGAACAACGCTCTATTGCTATCTATCCTGATAAAAAGCTTCTAATAAATTAAAAATTGGTAGTTGTTGCATGGGGCAAGGTTAAAGGATAGGTTTATAAAATATGGGCAAATAAATAAATAGGATATATCCAAAATATTGTTTAATATTGGGCATGGTAATTAAGCCAAATACAAAAGAAAGGATCTAATATTATGATTAGACTATCCATAGATCAAGCCATAGACGTTCTAATTAACGTTTTTAACATGGCAAAAAAAGCCGTAGCCGATCTAGGTACGGGCGAACACTTAAACGCTAAATTGCTAGAAGTTAGCAAGGGTAAAATGTGTTTGAAAGGTACTAGAACCAAAACGAATATAGATTATGCACCGAAGGAAGTTCGGGAAAGTTATCTATATTTCAAGGGCGAAATAGAAAAGCTACCGACCTTCACGAATGATGAAGGTAAGGTGCTACGGTGTTCGGCTTATTGTAACAAGGAAGTAGAAAAGAATACGAAGAAATAGTATAGTTCTACTTACTTAGAAGAAAAGCCCCTATTAATTTAGGGGCTTTTTTTTTATATAAAATATACTTTACCATATAACTTTTGATTCATTAGACCTTCCGCCCATAGATCAATTCCAACCGAATATGAAAATTTCAACTAAACATATAAATTCCAATTCACGAGAGCGGGGATGCCGTTTCGCGCGAAAAAGATCTACACGCATAATTGGCAAATATTTGTAGTTTAATACACTCTGAAGGCTTGCGGCTATAATAGTATTACAAGTATAAGATAAATACAGCGGTTTAAGCGCCATATTGGTACTTTAACGGCGTTTTTTTGATTTCTTGGTAGTTTGGTAGGCTGAGGGGTTATTTTTTAGATTTTTGAACGGATTTCTTTTTTCTAAGATCTGGTACAGGAGTACTGCTTTCTACCCAATCCTTAAAAATTTTGGTATAATTTTTTGCATACTGAGTTAAATTGGTCACACGACTTCTATCTCCCTTCACGCTCATCGTCGACCTCCTTGTCTATTTCTTCCTTTTCTTCTGGTTCTGAATAGATACCTATTTTCTTTTCAAAAGCATTTACAGCTGGTTCAAGTGTACCTCTTGCATCGGCGATTAGTATAACAATTGCCAATATGCAGTGAAAGTAAAACCAAATCATGTCATTTCCTTTCTTTCTTTCAATATTACGCTAGTAATATGTTTCTTTCTTTTATATATATATATAATATATATATTATATTAAGCTTACTACGTACTAACAATATAAGGCTTAAAGTACCTTTTGTCAAGCATTATTTTAAAAAAGATTTCTCTTGGTTTATATTTTAGGGTGTTTTATATTCTTTCATGAAAAAGAGTAATAAACAGGATGCTAGGCGACATTGTGCTAATTGGAACGGTGGTAAGTGTTTAGGCGCAATGATGTATCGTGAAGACGGTGTTTTGAGATTTGTTCTTGATAAGGACAAGGCAGATAAAGACTGTGCAGTAGAAAAGGGATGTGATTATTTTGATAACATAGTAATACCGGGGATGAATGAAAATAATTAGTCTAGGGCTTGGAATCCAATCAACTGCCATGTATCTTATGAGTTCACTTGGTGAAATAGATAGAGCTGATTATGCTATATTCGCAGACCCGGGTGCGGAACTTCCTGATACATATGAATTATGGGACGAGCTTAGTAAGTGGCAAAAAAAGAATAACGGTATAAAACTTGTCAAAAAAACAAAATCATTATATAGCAACATTGTAGAAGGTTTGAATTCATACGGGGCAAGGTGGGCATCAATTCCGGCTTTTACTGAAAGCGGAGGAATGATAAGAAGACAATGCACAGGTGAGTATAAAATTGATGTAGTCATAAAAGAGGTAAGAAAACTTCAAAATCTTAGAAAATATCAAAAAATGAGTCCAGTGGAAATGTGGCTGGGAATATCATTAGACGAAATTCAGAGAATGAAGTTATCTACTTTTCATCGCATCACATACAAATACCCATTGATAGATAAAAAAATAACAAGAAATGATTGTAGATTATATTTAGAAGAAAAAGGATTTATTGATGTAAAAAAATCATCTTGTGTATTTTGCCCATATCATAGCAATGCGCAATGGAAAGATATAAAATCAAATTATCCAGAAGAGTGGAAAAAAGTTTTGAAGGTTGATAGTAAGATACGTGATTTAACTAAGAAAGGAATAAGCGATAGACTTTATTTGCATGCCTCTAGGAAACCAATTGAAGATGCATATCTTCAAGAGGATCAAGAGGAACTTTTTATGTGCGAAGAAGGTTATTGCGGAATTTAATTATGGCATATAATAAAAACGTTACACCAAAACAGATAAAACGAATGGAAAGTATAATAAACGAAGTAAAGAACAAACAAAGACCTATCAGGGCAGAAGTAATGCCTTGTACTGTCCCAGCTTGGGGCTCAATGAGAAAAGAAGAAAAGGAGAAAGAATGCGAAAAATAGATATTGGCGGTCACGAATATAAAGTAAAATTCATGGATGGCGAAAAAAGCGGTGATGGGAATAAGTATTTGTTCGGGATGAACAATCCGCGTACTTGTGAAATTTTCTTAGATGAGAAGCTTGTTACGTCAAGAAGGAATGAAACTTTTTTACACGAAGTAATTCATGCAATTCTTGTAAATACCGGCTGCGCCCACGACGAGGGGCTTATAGAAACCCTTGCTAACGGTTTTCATCAATTAGGTGTAGGAGAGTACTTGTGGCGAAAAACGGGGAGATAGTTAAGATTATTGAATCTGGCTATCCTGTGATGATGGAAAGATTCTCAGATATAACCAAAGAACAATATGATCTGTTTTGCCGAAAGCAATATGATTACGGTTGTGGCAATATAACGCTTGGCGGTGATCTAGATAATGATGAAGACAGAATGTTTGCGCTGACTGCCTTGGTGATTAGAATGAATGACAAAGTGAACAGGCTGAAGAATATCATTGTAAAACATCGTGGCGAGAATGCTGTGGAAGATGAAACATATATGGATGCTTTTAAGGATTTATCCGTGTATGGAGTTATTGCGCAGTTAGTTGCGGAGAAAGTTTGGGGAAAATGAAAACACTGTTTCTTTATGTAGAATCATTATTCTTAAAATTGATTCTTAGAGTAAGTTGGTTTTTAATCAATCAAGGGAGAAAAAGAGTATGAAGTGGACTAAAGCTGAAATGAATATAATAAGTCAGTACACAAGAACGATGAAAAGCGTTAAAGACATTTGTTTTGAATTGGACGCTTCTGGATTTATGCGTACATATAAATCCGTTACTCGCAAAATAGAATCTATGGGATGGTCTAGGCCCACCGATGTAACTAATACTGGCCTTCTTCCTAGGATATTGATTTTTGATATAGAAACAACTCCTATGCCTGTATGGGTGTGGGATTTTGGAAAGCAATATGTTCCGCACACCAATATTGTAAGAGATAAGTCTGGTGGTCAAAAATTTTGGTATGTACTCTCTTGGGCTGCCAAATGGCTTTATGACGAAAATATCTTATCTGACGTTCTTACTCCAGAGGAAGCGGTTGCTAGGGATGATAAAAGAATATTGGATTCTGTGTGGAAGCTGATTGATGAAGCTGATATTGTAATTACTCACAACGGCGATCGGTTTGACATAAGGAAGCTTAACGCAAGATTCATACTTAATGATATGAATCCACCATCTCCATATAAATCAATAGACACTCTTAAGATTGCAAGAAAGGAATTTGCATTTAGTTCTAATAAGCAAGATTTCCTTACTAAGGCATTTGGGCTTTCGGAGAAACTGAAGACTGAGTTTCAATTGTGGATTGATTGCATGAATGGTAATAAAGAAAGATTAGCTGAAATGCTTAAATACAACAAAGGTGATGTTGTGGGCTTGGAGCAGCTTTATCTTAAACTGAGGCCATATATCAAGAATCATCCAAATCTTGGAGTATTGATGGATACTAGTGTTTGCCCTTCATGTGGAAGCAAGAATATTAAACCATCCGATGCTACATACTTTACAAGCTCTAATGAATTTCCTGTTTACAGGTGCGGAGGATGTCATTCACCGTTCATAAGAAGCAAATCTAGTATAAGCACTGGTTCAACGGAATTAAGGAGTATTGCGAGGTAATACTTGACAAAAGTGTATTTAAGGATTATATTATAATATATGCTTGTTCGTAAAATAAAAAAGATTGAGCATGTAGTATATGAAAGCGAGAAGGAGTTTCGCCAATACTGTCCTAATAATGATTTAACTCGCAATTGGAGGGATGGCACCGAAGGTAGCTGGGTAACGACTGACGACGGAAAGGTCTGTCAAGTTCTAAAGCGGGGTGAGCTTAGAAACAGTCAGTCTACGGGCGTGTGTAATTACTATGTTAGGACAGCTATTGGCTCTTTTATTTGCAGAGATGGAGTGAAGATGGAAGGAGACTTTAGAAAGAACATGTACTCTTTCGGGTCTGACGAAACTTCTCTGTACCAACAAAAGATACATAGAAAGAAACCCACTAGAAGGGAATTCTTGTTTGCTAAGTATGTTGCGCAGGGTGATGGCATCTCCGAGGCATTTATTAAGGCATACCCAACCAATAATGAAAAGTATGCAGATTACCAAGGTAAAATTTTATTAAGTACCGAAAGGGTTAAGAATTTGATCAGAGAAGAAGTAGACAAGGTTTTACATGAAGCTGAGATAACTCCATTGTATTTACTTGAGAAAATGAAATCTGTTATAGATAATAGAAGCGCTCAAGATAAAGATAAGATACAAGCCATTAAAACACTAATGCAAATAAGCGGCATGATGGAGACTGACAAGCGAACTGAATCTGTTACGTTATTTCAAGGATTTACAAAGGAGCAACTAGATGCTATCCAAAGCGGAAATTCAAAAAAACTCATCGAAGCTTCGAGAGAAGTCGAGAAATAAAGATTGTATAATATGTGGGTTCTCAATGTGGGAGCATACATCTATATGGTACAACGTCTCAGAAGATTATTTTTCTGTAGAGTGCTGTGAATGCTTTTCATCTTATGATGAAAACTTTGAAATAAAAATGCCGGGATTAATATTTAATTATGGAGAATCATGATGAAAACAGTTAAATTCGATTTAATACTAAAAGTACATAATGATTTAAAAGAAAGTAAATTAAAAGGTGCTTTGGAAGATTATGTGATAAACAATAAGGTTGCTGAAAATCTTGTTCAAAAGGTTATAGGCGAAATTGACCCTCCAGAGAGTTTTTTTGTGAAGTCAATGGAACTAAAGAGCAAGAGAAAGGTCAAAAAGAATGCCGTGCAAAGTAGCAAGAAAAACGGTATGCGTGAAAAAGAGTGGGACGTGGTCTAGAAATGAAACTAGCTGTATACGGAACACTTAGAAATGGTAATGAGAATACTGGTAGAGTAAACAATACTTCACTTGTTTATCCCGGCCATCAAAAGTTTCCTGCCATGATACAGGATTACAAAGGTAAGGGAACGGTTGTTGAGGTTCACGATGTAACGAGCGAAGATTTAGCGCAGTATGATTTATACGAAGGAGTTATGACGGGATTGTACGACAGGGTGGAAGTTGATGTTGATCTTGATTCTGGAGAGCGGGAAAGAACTTGGGTGTATGTTGCTGGTCAGAAACTTCTTGATATGGTAGATATTTTTGAAGAGATCCCAAATGGAGATTGGTACGATAGAAAAGTTTAATATAATTCCAAATGATCTAAATGAAAAAGAGCGTGTACTCAACATGGCCTCGAAAGATCTGATTGCGTTTGGCCAGCTTTTTCTTCCGGATGACTTTATGAAGTCAAAGCCGGCTCCGTTTCACCATGAAGTTGGAGGATTGTTTTTAGATAATACTATAAGAAGGCTTTGTCTTGTATTGCCTCGCGGTCATACTAAATCTACTTTGGCTAAAGCTGCCCTACTGCATAGAATATGTTTTAATCCAAAAGGTAAAAACGAATTTGCAGCTTGGGTATCAGAAGAACAGGGACAGGCAGTTGACCATCTTAAGTATATTAAAAGCCATATAGAATTTAATTCTGCATTAAATTATTATTTTGGAGATATGGCTGGTAATAAATGGACTGAAAAAGAAATCACTACTTCTAAGGGTGATAGAATCATAGCCAAAGGGACAAGCCAAAGACTTCGTGGTAGATCAGAGCTCGGTCTTCGTTATACAAAAATTATTCTTGATGATTTTGAGTCTGAATTGAATACTAAAACACCGGAAAGGCGCAAGGAGATTAAGGAATGGCTTATGTCTACAGTTTATCCGGCGCTCGAAGAGTCCAAGGGGAACGAGGGCTCTATATGGCTTATAGGAACAATCGTCCACTACGATTCTGCTTTGCAGGGAATATATGATGGCTATCTCCAAGCAAAGGAAAACAAAGAAGACTATACTTGGGAAATGGTATTTCACAGGGTAATAGAGAATGATAAGCCATTGTGGCCTTCTTATTTCCCAAAGGAAAAGATAGCAAGTATAAGAAAAGATTATGAGTATGTTGGTCAGCTTCATAAGTTTGCCCAAGAGTATATGAATGATGCCAGAGATTTAGAAAGTGCAAAATTTAAAATAGATAAGATTAATTATTTTGATGGACAGTTTAAAGGTAAGAATAATCAAGCCTATATTATTACAAAAAAAGATGCTATTCCTGTCAATGTATATATGGGTGTCGATTTGGCTTACGAGTCTTCCGCCAAACATGATTATCAGGTTATTGTTGTTTCTGGCATTGATAGTGATAAAAATATTTATGTGATAGATATTTTCCGAGAGCATATTCCGCTTTATGATATGCCAAGAAAGATATTTCAATATGCAAAAGAATACCAACCAATGAGAAGGGCAAACGTAGAACATGTTGGAGCACAGGGAATAATCCGAGATGCTGTGAATGAGTTATCTGGCAAGGATAGAAAGATGGCTCCCGGGATAGCCCGTGGTGTTAGACCGCCTTCTGGTATTAAGAAAGAAGATAGATTAGAATCTCTTCTTTGTCCAATAGTAAACAGGGGAAAGCTTTATATAAAGAAACAACATAGTGATTTAGTTGATGAAATGTTTCATTTCCCAAAAGCAAAGAACGATGATATACTTGATGGACTTTGGTATTCGGTAATAAACGCAAGAGCTCCCTTGAGTGTTAAATTTGATGCTGAGAATTTTGAGGAAACGATTGAAGAGAAAAAAGAATTTTTAGGTAGAAAGATAATGAGAAGTTGGATTACTGGTCAAAGAATTTAAAAAAAATAAAAAAAAGACTTGACAAAGGCATGTTTTACGCTTATATTATATAATATAAGTTAACTTTACGTATTCGGGGGGTTTAATATCGCTAGTGAACAAGATTTTGCGCAGGTAGATGAGGCACAAAAGAATTTAGATTTATGGAGAAGATGGCGGGATGCTCGGTCAGAGTGGGATACCGAGGCAAGAGATGCCGTTGATTTTGTCCTAGGAAACCATTATACTCAAGAAGAGTCTGACGCTTTGAGTGCTGTTGGGCAGGGTGATTTTATTATTGACAGAGTCTATGCTGCTGTCGATAAACTCAAGTCTTTACTTACCTCAAGGAATCCAAAGTTTTCTGCTATCGGGAGAGAGGATTCGGACAATAAACTTGCCGAAGTTTGGAAAACAATATTAGAATATTGTTGGGATATTTCCGATGGCGACATGCAGTTTAAGCAGGCTGTTCACGATTATGCTATAACTGGGATGGGATATTTTTATGTATATATAGACCCCGAGGCTGATTTTGGCAGGGGTGATGTTAAGTTTACCTACCTAAATCCATTCCGGGTTTATGCCGACCCCGCATCTAGAAATAGATACTTTGATGATGCGTCTTCTATTATTCTATCTACAGTACTTACAAAAGATCAGGTTATTTCTTTATATCCAGAAATAGAAGAATCTTTACCAGAAATAGATACCATGACACAGGAAGACGATTATCCGTCGTCGGGTAGAAAGAATTCTTCTGGATCGTTTACTCCAGATGTGGTAAAGGATTCAGATACCTTTGGGTCTGAAAAATATAGAATACTTGAAAGATTTGAGAAGGTTAAAGTACCATATTATAGACTTTTTAACAAGCAAAGTGGCGAAGAAAAAGTTGTTGATATGCAAACCTTTGAGCAAATTGTAAACAAAGATTCGCATTTAATAGAATCGGGATTGGTAGAAGCTGTTGAAATAAAGCAAACACGCATTCAAATCACAGCTACAATGGGGCAGTTCCTACTTTATCAACAAGTCCTCAATACTGATGTTTATCCTGTGATACCAGTCCCGAATATTTGGACAAATACGCCCTATCCAAAATCAGATGTAAACAAGGTTAAAGATTCACAAAGGCTAATTAATAAGCTTTTTTCTTTAACTTTAAGTCATGCTCAGGCATCAGCTGGTCTTAAACTTCTTGTCCCAGAAGGAAGCGTTGATGACGTTGGTCAATTAGAAAGAGACTGGGCCAACCCTAATGCGGTATTAGAATATAACCCAGAATTTGGGGAACCTCATTTCCCAGCTCCACAACCACTCGCCGGAGAATTTTATCATTTAATAGATAGAGTGGAACATTATATAGATTTAAATTTTGGAATTCCTGAATTAATGCAGGGATTCAAGGAAAAAGCTCCCGATACAGTAAGGGGAACAGCTATGCTTTCGGAAATGGGAGAAAGCCGTGGTCGTTCTAAATTAAAAGATATAGAGGGAAGCTTAAACCAACTTGGAAGATGTATATATAATATAGCAAAAGGACATTATACATTCCAAAAAACATTTAGAATCGTGCAACCTAATAATGACTTAACTGAATTTGCAGTTAACAATAGGTTGTATGATGATAAGTCCAACGAACTGCAGACCATAGAAAATGATATTTCTTTAGGTCAGCATGACGTTCGTATTATATCGGGCTCAACATTGCCGTCAAACAAGGTAGCTGAATACAATATGTATCTTGAGGCGTATAAGTTGGGACTGGTAGATGATGTCGAAGTCTTAAAGAAAACAGAGATTTACGACAAAGAAGGTGTATTGCAACGCAAGGGCATGATGGCGAAAATGCAGTCATACATACAACAACTAGAAGGTCAAGTAAAAGAACTCACAGGTGATTTGCAAACGGCAGACCGTGAAGCGGTTCACGCTAAGAAGCAAGTTATCACAGAGAAATTTAAGACCGATTTGAATGAGATTGCCTCTGACGCTAAGTATAAGGAAAGAGTCAAGATTAATCAACTAGAAGGTGTGATTGATAAAGCGGATGTTCGTGCTGAAGCTGCGTTAGCTGTACAAAAGGCGAATAAAGGGAGCTCCTCCAAGAGAGGGAGCGCACAAAATAAACAATAATCATAGGTTTAACTTCTTCGCGGTATCTACGGGTGTTGCGAGTTAAAGAAGAAATCTAAAAGGAGGTTATATGGAAGAACAAGTGCAAAATAGTGTAGTTGAAGCACCGGAGGCAAGAGTCGGGGCAACAACAAGGGAGGGCTTAGATACATCTATGCCCGATGTTGAGTTGGCATCTGAGTTGCCAAGTGTGCAAGACAGTGTAGTAGATGAAGGTAACAAAAGACCGCCTAATTTAATTACTAAAGAAGGTGATGATAGCCAAGTCGACTACGGTACTGATTGGGAAAATGAAACTCGCAAGTTTCAGTCTATGTATGATAAGCAAAAAGCTGATTATGATAGATTGCAGGGCGAATATGAAAAACTTCAGCCAATGTCTGAATTACAAAGCGTTCTTGAATCAAGACCAGATGTAGTTGAGGCAATAAGAGAAAGACTTGAAGGTCGCAATACCCAAGAAACTATACGCGAACAAGATGATCCCAACGCAGTTGACGAATCATCTTTTGACCCATGGGAAGCCTATTA